GCACTAAAAATACAGCTTGATTTTCCGCAGGTTCGATAAGATTTTGCCACTTTTCATAGTCGGCGTCAGCTTCATCACCTCCCCCCGAACCGCCTTGAAAAAGCTCATTGATAGCTCCTGCCAAGTCCTGAGCAGAAGTCAGCAAGGGCGTATCATCGGACAGATATACAAAGGGAGCGTTGAGCTTGACCGCTTCTTCGCCATGCACTTCCAAGCCGATCTTGCCGTCATCGGAAACATATCCGTCAATGTAACCTGCCTCTGTTTTTGCAGCCATAAGATCACTCCTTACGTTATCGGCGACGGAGCAGGGTCAGCGTCGTTGTAATTGACGAACACCGTGACCTTGCCGCCTTTGTTTTGCTTTTTGCTGAAATTTCGCTCAGTATAGCTTTTGTATGCCCATTCGTCCTCGGAAACAGCCGACCTGCCGACGCTTGCAAAAAGCCCCGCAGCGGTAGGGTACAGCGAAACACTGCTGCAAACATACTTGTTTACCTCGTCGGTATCATCAAATGCAAATGCCATACCGCAGCTTATGTACTGCGATACCAAGCACATATCCACAGCCCACATAATAAAATGGTGCTCATTGAGCCGTCCCCATAAACTGTCAGCAACAGCTTCGGACGCAAGTTCCGAACTGACTTCAAGCATAGGAGCACCGCCGCCCTTGGCATAAACCTTGTCCTTGTCGCCGGTCACCGTCAGACCGCTGTAACAAACGCTGCCATAGCGAGTTATGTCCGAACGGTCCGCAGCACTCACAGCGACCCCCACAGACCCCTCGGGCGGCACAAAAATAAGGTCATCATCAGCATTGAGCTGCCAGTAGCCGCCCCATGCCTCAGACAGCATTTCCAGTATCTCACGTCCTGACTTTTCGTGTACATCGTCCTTGTTGAGATAAGGCGTGAGAGCCGCACCGTAAACGGATATTCCGCCCTCAAAGCCGCATTGCTGTTTTACCGCAAGCAGTACATCATTTACAGCCGCCATTTTCTTATCGTTGTATGTGATGCTGTCATCGTTTATCTTGGTTTCAAGCCTTGCAGCACCGCCATAGCATTTGAATGTGGCTGTGCCGTCAGCATTTACCGTGCGTTCCGAAACATAGAACGTCGGCATAACAATGCTGTTGTCTGATTTTTTTAATTTGACTGCTGCACGTGCCGCAGCAGCCTCAACAAGCCCGGCAGGGTACACCGTCACACTAAGCTGCGGAAGTACGACCCCCGAAAAGCCTAAACCGTCAACACTTTCCGATATACTGATGTCGCCGAAATGCGGAATGTCAATATTCCCGATAGTAAGTACCCATTCAAAGAGAGCCCGACACCGACTGTAACTGCGATGTCAGGCTGAGTTCGATTTCCCATTCGTCACCGTCATCGGTTTCAGCGGAAATGCTGCCGCCGATGTTTTCGGGACGGTCAAATAAGGCTGTGGAAACCATTCCGTCAGCCTTGCTTAAAAGGTCGGTGAAGGTAACGGATATGCTGTCATTGTCAAGAGCCGCCGCAAGTGCCGCAGCCTTTTTCTCAGGCAAACCAAGCGTTACATCGACCTGATATTTGTATCCGCTTCTCGGAGCGATAACAGCACCGTCATAGCGTGTAAATGACTTGGGGATAATGTCCTTTCTGATGCAGGAGTAGGTTTCCGCTTCAACAAAATCCGATACATCAATACCGCCCACAATAAGATTTATAGTACTCATTTTATAGTTGAACCTCCCGTCTGCCTTGATTTGCTGTTTATATAGCTTATGACGCTTTCGCCAAGCACCTTGCCGTCAAGAGTGATATATAAAGGCTTGTTAAGGCTTTCAATAAGCTTTTCAATGTCGGTCTTGCCACTGCTTTTGGACGTGTCGGCGGTATAGCTGTAATTAACAGCCGTGCCCGACGTTACAGCAGCCGAAGCAGAGGAGATCTCCGCATCAACAGCTGCTTCTACCTTTGCTGCCGCCGTATCGCTCACAAGCACATCACTTAAAGCCGCATCAACATCAGCCCTGCGCTTGTCTATCTGCTCAATGAGCGCATCGGAGTAAGCATCGACAGTTTCCACAGCAACGGAAGCAGCGTCCATGCTGTTGTCAAGGTCAGTCCAAAGCTCTGTAAAATAGTCCTGTACACCCTTGAAAACATCGTCCTTGGAGCTGTCCAGACCATTGAGCCATGCAACAGCACTTTCAACACCCATACCCTGTACCTCAGGCGGTATCGTGCCGAAGGACGCCGCAGCATCTGCAATAAAGCCGTCATTAAGGGCTTTTAATTGCTCATCATAAAGCTTTTCGGAGCTTTCGGCAGCAATGTTCGCAACATCGGCATAGGCGGTATTAATCTTCCGGAAATCCGCATCGGACATATCCGCAAGCTGACTTGCAAAAACAGCACCGTCCTCAACACCCTTTCCGATGATCGCATCAATAAGGCTTTCATCAGCACCTCTGTCACGCAGCTTCTGTACGGAAGAAGTGAACTGTTCGACCTTTTTCATATAGTCATCAACGTTTGCGATAGAGTATTCTATCTTGTCATCGGTTTCCTTTTTGTTGAAAAGATCAAAGCCGTCCTTTATTTTGTCAGCATAGGTTTTCTGCCGTTTTTCAAGCTCGCTGTATTTTTCTTTATACGTGCTTACAAGCTTGTTAAGATTGCTTTTTGCAGCGGAAATATATTCTTTTTGTGATTTTTTATATGACGTAAGACGGTTCTTTTCGGCTTTTTCTTCTGCTGTAAGCTTTTCTTTGTCTGCCTTTTCCTGTGCTGATAAAGCAGCCTTAGCCTGTTGGTTCTGATAGGTCATAAGTTCCTTGTAATAGGAGTTGTAAGCCGTAATTCCCTTTGCGTGATGCTCCTTCAGCAGCTTTTCCAAGCCTTCATAATATTCGGCTTCGGAAATATCACCGCTGTAATATGAAGCCTGCAATGCCGCATAAGCAGTCTTAAAAGCATCGCTGACTTCGTTTGCGGTGGCTTTGGTTCTGCCGGATATATTTTCACAGCTGTCTGATATTTTTTTATCGGCTTCTGTAATAAAGCCTACCATATCGTTTACAACCTTTGAGGCAGAGTCAGCAGTATCATCAACAACAGCTTCTCTGCGTCCGCCTCCGCCTGAACCGCCCATATCATTTCCGCCGTCCGAACCGTGTCCGTCTGTGTTGTCTGGATTTGTGAAGTCGAGCAGATCTTTTATTTTTACGGCAATGTTCATAAACCGTACCGCAGACTTTTCAACAGCTGCCTCCAGTGCATCTGCACCGTTTTCAGCCCACTTGTCCGCAATGTCCGTCCAGTCATAATTTTCTATGCCGTCAGCAACGTTTTCAAACATCTGCATAGGCAGATCTATCCACAAAGTCAGAGCAGCGTCAACAAGAGCCGACCCAAGAGATATAACAAGCTTCGGCACAGCTTCAAGTATCTGAGGTATGCTGTCAACAATGCCTCGCTGCAAGCCCATAATAAGCTGCCCCGCAGCATCTATCAAAGTGTCAACATTATCAATAAGCCCCTGCGCAATAGTCAGCACAGCCTCAACAGCCGCAGGAACGAGCGTAGGGAGCTGTTCACCGATAGAGCTGCAAAGCTTTGATACAATGTCAACAGCAGCAGAGGCAAGCTGAGGAGCAGCCTGCAGAATGCCGTTTACAAGAGTGACAACAACAGATACAGCCGCATCTGAAATGCCCTCAGCATTGTTTGTAAGCCCCGTGATAAAAGCGTTCACAACGCCCACAGCAGCCTGAGTTATCTCAGGTGCATACCCCGTCACAAGCTCAACAAGCCTTGACATAGTGTTCCCAAGATGTTCAACAGCAGCAAGTACACCGTCCTCATTTATCGTGTCGGTAAGCCCCGCAAGCTCAGCGGAAAGCTCCTTTGCCACATCAACAACATCATCGAGTACGCTGTCACCGAGGGCAGCCTGAAACTGACGCCAGCTTTCGGCAAGATTGCCGCTGACATTTTCCCAGCCTTCCGCTTCTCTTGCAGCCTGTCCCATTGCCCCCGAAAGAGCCTGCGAATCAGTGACCATTTTCAAAAGGGTCTGCTGTTTTTGTATCTCGGTAAGGTTCTGAAATTTGTCGCCGAAAAGCTCCATTGCCGCAGCGTTTCTTGTGACTTCGGTGCAGGACACACCAAGAGCGGCATCATTCTCAAAATTGCCTTTTAAAAAGGATCTCAGCGATTCCGTTGTGTCATCAAGAGAGCGGTCATAGTAAGCCGCAGCGTCCGCAGAAGCCTGCAAAGCCGTATTCATAAGCGACATACTTTCCGAGACCGAACCGCCCGAAGAACGTGCAAAGGAATAGATGCCCGACGCCGCCATATTAAGACGTGTGCTGAGTATTCCCGAACTGTCGGCTATTTTCTGTATGCCGTCGGCAGCTTCATTTGCAAACTCACCGAAGGTCTGCTCAAACTGCGAATTTTCCGCACGGACAGCCGCCGCATTTTCAACAGCACCCTTGCCGAAATCAACAATTGCTTTAAGTGCCGCCTGAAAAGCCGCCGCAATAGCCTGAGCTGCCGCAACTCCCGCAATACCAATGCCCGACGTCATCTTGTCGGCAGCCTTATCTGATTCCGTACCGATATTTCTTATATTGTCCGTGACGTTCTCCAGTCCACTGCTGGCGTTTATCATATTGCGCTGTTCGGCGGTCAACTGTTTCAATGCTGTTTCAGAATTGATAATTTCACGCCGAAAAGCTTCATACTGCTCACGACTAATTTCGCCTGAGTTAAATGCGGCTGTCATGTCTTTTTCAGCATTTTTCAAATCAAGTAACTTTTTTTGTACAGCTACAATAGATCGTGATAAAGAATTATATTTTTGCTGTAAAATTTCTGTATTTCCCGGGTCTAATTTAAGCGATTTGTTTATGTCCGCAAGAGTGCTGTCAAGTTCATTAAGCTTGGCATTCGATGTTTCAACTGCCGTCGAAATTTCAGCTTGCAGCTTTTCACCGACACTTATTTCAGGTGCGATAGGAACGTTATTTATACTGTCTATATGCGATTTTACACCGTCAATAGCGGACGAATATTCTCTGACAGCGGCTTCGGTGTTAAGTATCTCTCTTCTTAGTGCTTCAAATTGTTCTTTTCCAATTTCACCGTTTGCAAGCTTTTCTGTGGCTTGCTGTTCAGCACTTTGCAATAATTCAAGTTTACTTTGCGCAGCGGAAAGTTCAGATGACAGCGCACCAAGTTTTTGTTCAAGCAATTCAACATTTTCGGGGTTAAATCGCATTGATTTATTTATTGAAGAAATTTGACCCTCAAAATTCTGCATCTGTTTATTGACATTCTTTAATGATTCAACAAATTCAGAATTATCACCCATTATTTGTACTACAACTTCACCGTCAGCCATTATCACTCACTCCTTTTTCAGCAGCCTTAGCCTTTACCTCCGCAAAGCGTTCCTGCACCTTGCGTCGGAAGGCTTCATCACGGCTTTCAAGACTTGCAAAATGCTGTATCCTGCGCTCTTTGAGAGCGTATTTCTCCTGCAAAGCCTTTATCCTCGCACGTTCTTCCTTATTTTTTATTTTTGACAGGTCGGCGCACCGATACTGCATAATCCTGACAAGCTCCGTGCCGTCGGTAAGTCCGATAAACATAGAGCGGAACTCCCACCAGTGCAGAGTGGCGTAAGTGAGGTCAACGCCGTACTGCTGCCGAAAAGCAGCGTAAATAAGCTCGCTGTCCTCATCAAAATCATAGTAACGCCTGCCCCTGCGATCGTTACCGCCCGGCTTGTCATCAATGCCCCTGCCGCATCGGTAATACTGCAAAAGCGCATCAATGCTCTCATCGGATAAGCCGACCCTGCCAAAAAATAAAGCCGAAACAGCCCTTGCGATAATTGCGGCAAAAGCCTTTCGGTCAGAGGTGTCGGCAGCGGAGATCTGCCGCTCAAAGTCTATCATTATACGGTAGTCCGTGTTTATGGCGTAAGCCGCCCCGCCCACCGTAAGAGAGCGGGGGAGCTCTGCCGTGCCGAGGTCTATCACTTTGTTACCTTGATAGTGTATGTGGACGGAGCCGCATCACCGTTTGTAACAACGATAGTGACGATGTTCACGCCCGAAGCCCACGTGATAGCACCTGTCTTGACTTCGCCGCCGACAAGTATGGTTACTGATGCGTTATCAGCGTCAACAGCTGTTGCGGCAATGGTGCTGCTTGTGCCTGATACAGCTGCGGTATAGTCATATGTGCCGCTTGCAAAGGCAGGGGAGAGCGTAAGACCTGTTATTGATGCAAGGCGGGTGCTTTTACCTGTTTCGCCGTAGGTATATTCAACAGGCTTGCTGCCGACCTTGGAAAGCTCTATGTCAAGACCTGCATTTTCGCCGCCGTTGCCGCTGCCGTCACCGTTTACGGCAACAGTAGCCTGACCCTTTTCGCCCTTGCCCGTAAGCATATTGAAATATACATAGTTTACGATAGCCGCATTGCCTGTGGCGTACTTCATTTCGTGGGAAAGCATCTTGTCCTGTGCAGCGTCACCGACGTAAATATCACCTGTTATCTTGAATTTACGCTGTGTGCCTGTCTTTGTGGAGGACTTGCCCGCACGGAGATAGTTTTTCTCCGAAGTTTCGGAGTTAAGGGACGGGTCAACGCCCTCAATGCCTATCTGTACAACAGCATAGTCGCCGACCTCTGCATCCTGACCCTCAGAGGTATCAATGGCAAGAACCATATCATCAGCCATAACATAGCCGCTGAAATCAGCTGACGGAGTTACATTTTTCATAAGTTCGGAAAGTTTCATAAATAGCCATTCTCCTTTATAAATTATTGTAGAAGTATTCAACGGTCAGTACGCAGGAGTATACCCACACACCGCCCTCGATATATCCTTTCGGCGCAGGGGGAGTACCGACGGAAATACGTCTTATCTCCCAACCCTCGCCCTTGTGCCTGCGTACCTTGCAGAGCGTATTGCAGATGCCGTTCAGACGGTCGGATAAAGCCGCCTGATCGCTGCTCCTGCCTAAGCAAAGTATGCGTAAAGTGTTGATACCGCTGCCGTCAAGATATTTCTTCACGGAAGAGCCGCCCGCAAACTGCATTGAACAGCTTACAGCCTCGGAGATCTGACCGATAACGTCCACCTCCGCAAGCTCTGTGACAGCATTGATAATATCAGTCTGTATCGTTGCCATTAGTGCCTCATACCTCTCTTAAAAGCGTTTTCATACACCTTGTTCCATTCGTCAAGGTGTACATCTTTTGCTTTGTCGAACCACCTATCCTGAGCATGCTGATTCGGATCTTTAACTGCGCTTTCAAGCTCATACTGTGCTTTTGCATACGGCATATCCCATTTGATTATGCCACGCTCAAGGTCGCTGCCCTCTGCCTGCGCAAGCATTCTTTTTTCTGCCTCGGGCATATCATCATTTGAGCCGCTCAGCCCACAGTCAGCAAGCGAAATATTGGTGTTGATAAGTGAGCTGTCAATAAGTCCGTCATATTCCTGCTTGCAGTAAAAATTACTGTCTTTGAGAACCTGTTCGGACATAGCAAAAACAGCAAGATCATTAGCACCGTCAACAGCCGAGATTATCTGCGGTATGTCAAGCCTGAACCTCAGACCGCCGCTCATACAAGCATCACCTCAATGTGATGCAGACCGCTGCCCGAATATAGCATATCGACCTTGTGTACCGTGTAAAGCCTGCCGCCGAAACGCACCTGCTGAAGCTTTACGGTATGCTCATTTACCCTGTCGCCGCATAAAGCAAACGAAACGTCCTTGGGTACGCTGTTTATGACATCATATATCAGCACAGCCTCCGCCTGAATGACTGCCCCCGAAGTATCGGCAGACTGCCTGTGTGACGGCTCAATGCGAACGTGTTCAAGGGACACAGACTTCATAGCACCGTTGCCCCATTTGTCAGGGTCATATACGGTAATAAGCTCCGCAGAGTGTATGAGCAAACGCTTCGGAATAGGACGTATACGCATATCAAAGCCCCCTGTATAAAAGTCCCGTGTGTTCAAGGAAATTCACAGCCGCAGGAGAACAGCGGGACGATGAAGCACCGTCGGAGCTGCCCCCTGCCGTGTAACTGAATTTGCCGATAGTGCAGGAAGAAACGCCGCCGTCATTGAAAGCGGCAAAACCGCCGTTTGCGTCCATAAATTCGACCTGAGCCGCAACAGCTTTTTTAATGAGCCTTGCAATATGCTCAGGCTGTGAATCAATGTCACCGACAGCATAAGCAGTAAGGCAGTCAACAGTATCGGACGCTCGCTCGATAAGAGCGGAAAGGTCGTCCTCTGTGGGCTGCCCCTTGTAATCGTTGAGGTAGTAATCCTCTGTGATGTATGCCATAGCTTATGCCTTGATGTCGGACGCCTTGACGGTGTAATAGCCGACCTTTACGCAGCTGCCGTCCTTGAATTCGGCGACCTCGATAACATTGCCCTCCTTTACGCTGATGTCAGCTGTGCCGCCTGTGATAGCTGTGCCCGCATAAGCAGATGAAGTCGTACCGTAAGCAATGCGGCTTGACGGGTTGAGCTTGTAAGCGAGTGTGTCTGTGCCGTGATCGGTAACGGTAACAGTAGTCTTGCCCTTGTCAGATGCAGCGGCAAGTGAAGCTGTCACAGAACCGGGAGCATAAACAGCCTTGACAGCAACGGAACGAAGCACCTTGTGAGCGTATACCATACGACCCTGAACAGCGCTTGCACCGATATAATCACCTGAACCGTTAAGGTCCTGGATATGAACAGGAACGGAGAATTCTTCCGCTCTTGTGGCGAATTTCGGGTGACCTGCAATGAATGCAAGACCTGCTGTGTTATCGTTCCATTCAATGATGTTGAAGCCTGCAATGCGTCCCATAATGCCGTCCTGAACGACTTTGTCGCCAAGGTCGGAAGCCTTGATAAATTCAGGTGCTTTGATGATAAGGGAGTATGTTTCGGGAGTAGCGAGAATGTAACGCTTGCCGTCGTTCGGGATATTGTCCTTTGACATCTGAGTGCGGACGTCAACGATTGCGCTGTAGATCGTGCTTTCGGAAAGCTTTGCTGTGTTGATAACGGTTGCACCCGCAAGCAGTACGGTAGCACCGTCAATGTCCTGCTGTCTTGCAAGTGAGTAGCCTGCACTGTCAAGACGGTCAGCAACAAGGTCATCGGGGACAAGCTCTGCATCATAGCCGTCAATAAGCTCATTAACAGCCTTTTCCTTGTCGATGACCATAGTAATATAAGCAGTTGAGCCGTGCTTTACCGAGATGCCGTTTGCACGGTCATAATCCGATACAGCCACCTCATCATCTCTTACGGGTATCTTGACCGAGCCTGCCTTAGGGCTGCCCTCATAGTCGTTGTTGAATACAACGCCGTTTTTAAGTACGTTTTCCGCTCTTATCTTAGCGAGAACGAGCGGGGAATATCTGTCCTGTGATTCATGTGCCATAAATTTTACCTCCGTTTAAATTTTGATGTTCGGATTTCGTTTAAGGAAAGCGGCGGTAACGCCGTCCCTGTCGCTTGGAGAGCCGTTGAAGCTCACGCCTGTGGTAATGCTGCTTTTTGTTTCGGCAGCACCGCAGAATGACGGATATTTTGTTACTACCTCGTCAATAGCCTGCTCAATGGTCTTGCTGTCGCTCACCTTAGCCATAGCAAGGGCAATAACATCGTCCACAGCCTCAGCCTTTACGCCCTTGGAATAAGCCGTGCATTTGGCTTCTGCCGCCTCAGCACGCTTCACAGCCTCTGTCCTGCCGTTCTCTGCGGCGGTTATCTTTTCCTGCGAAAGCTGTTCGGCAGTTTTCCGGCTGTCCTGCCACTTGTGAAATGCGTCCATTTCCTCTTTGAAAGGCATATCTTTCTTAGCCCTGTCAAGCCTCTGCTTAACGATGTCGTCAAGCTCTTTCTGTGTGAAGGCCTTTTCCGCACCCTCGTTCGTAGATACACCCTTTTCGCCCTGCGGACTTACGGGCTGTTTTGGATCACCTCCGCTGTTTTCTGCCTTGTTGGTTTCGGTTACGGTTGTGTTTGTTTCTGCCATAAAAATTCCTCCTTTAAGGTCGGGTAGACCGTTATTCCGCTCGCAGTTTTAAGCCGTAAGAGTGTTTCGGGCATAAAAAATGCGCCCTGTCCTCCAACTGTTGGAGAACCGAACGCTTATTTCTGTATTTAGTTGACTATTAGAAAACAATTTCATATATCACATCATTGTGATATATACCCTGACGATCTCTAATTGCATCTGTAAGTACAAATTTCTTTCCGTGATATTTTTTACAAAATGTATCGTAATGGCGTTCTACTGGATTTCCGCCTATCATTCGCCATTCCATACGATGTGGTTTATACTCTTGGATAATGCGCCTTATTTCGTGTAAAATATCTTTCCCGATTATAGGGTTATTCCTGTCGAAAGAATATAATCCGAAATTGTTTAAACTTTTGCTATGCAAATCGTAAACATAACAAAAATATCCTATAACTTTGTCATGATCGAGAATTGCGTACAAATTCGTCTGGAAAATCTGGAATGTTGTATCCATTCCAGCCTGAGTAAAAAAGCATTTCGCTTTCATAGATATGCTTTTTTAATTCGGTTGTTATCTCCTCTTTGTAAAGCAGTGCAGGCATTAACATATTTTCATCTCCTTTCGGGCATAGAAAAACCGCCTTGTTTAAGGGCGGTTATTCGTATACAGATTTGTTTTTTATGTATTTTTTTTCAATCTTTTTTAACTCTGATATAATATCTTCTCTATTATAGCCGAGTTCTTCCATGTGAGATATTATTTCTCCAAGTTTGGTTTTAGATAAAAACATTTTTTCGATTTTTATATAAAGTTCATTCATGAATTATCATCTCCTCAATATAATTAAATAGCTCAATATCCTTTTCTTTAAGCTTGTGTGGTGATGTAAAATAAGCATCGAAGGCAACAGAAAAGTATTCTTGAAAAGTGTTAAGCGGAATAGGTTGTGAATAATCTGTGCTTGAAATATCGGAGTAAGTTCTGCCTTGATATACATTTATGAATTTAGGAGAATCCACTACATAAATGAATTCGCCTGAAATATCAGGATGATTGATTGGATATACGTTCAACCAGTTATTATTCAAATTTTTAGCTAATATTTCAATGAATTTGGGATCGTTGTATGTATCATAGGCATCAGCAAGAACGTGACCGAATTCATGAATGATACTGCCATTCATTTTATCGGGGTCAAGTGTAAGTTTTTTTGTTACGGGGTTATAATTGCATGCTCCGATATTTGGAACAATTTCAACCTCTTTGACCGTTTTCCCGATAACATCAAGGTGCTTCTTCGGAATAACCGATACAATTTCATCAAGATTCTGTGACTGCTCTTTTGGTATCGTATTTGAGCCAAGAACTCCGTCAAGAAAGTCGTATCCTTTTGACTTCATTATACCACTTCCACCGCCGCTGTCAAGCGGTTTCTGAGTATTCTTCCTACTCACCGCCGTCCTGCTTTTTCGCATAGCGAGGTCGTTTTTCTCGGAGAATTCCTTGTACTTAGCCTGCTGTTCACGAAGCTTTGCCCTTGCAGCCTTTACGCCTTCATCATCGCCGACCTCTTTCAGCATATCAATTTCACGCTTCTGCTCACGGATACGCCGTTCAAGCTGACGCTGCTTCTGCAAAGCCGCATAGTAAGCATCGTTTTCGTCCTTTTCGTAAGGAAAATACCGCTGAAAATTCACCCCGTCAATAAACGGATATTTCTTGTGGTGACAGTTTATGCCGAATAACCCGTCAGGTTCACCGTATGAAGTTTCGGAAAGAGGGGAGTATTGTATCTCCCTGCCGCTGCCGTCGTGAGCGATGCCGCTCTTGTTGCTTCGGCTGAATATCCTGCCCTGATAAGGCGCACATTTCGGACGTGCTCCCTTGTGTGACGATACTTCTATCAGGTCAATGTCGTACTCGTCACAGCGAGCGTCCTGAGCGGCGTGAGCAACGTTTGATACCGTTGTTTTGATGTCCATATTGACATATGCCTCAGGCGACCATTGCCGTCCTGCTGCGTCCACAAATGCAGGTATTCCTTTTGCGTTGAATTCCTGTATGCATTTGCGCACAGCGGCGGAACGGCTCTCAGCACCCGTCACAGCCGACAGGGTATGCTTTCCGAGCGTGTTAAGCAGCTCCTGCCTGTTGGGAACGTCCTCAATGGCATTTACAGCGTCATAGGCCCTGTTCACAAGGTCAACATATGCTTCCTTTGCCTTGTACCGCATTACCGTATTTACAAGGTTAAGGTCGCTTTTTGCCTGCTTGTGATATGTGCTTATGACACGCTTTGCAGATGCACTTGCCGATACAGCAGCGTCCGATATGATACCGTCACGGGCTGCCGCCTGCAATGCAGGCTCTATGTTGTCTATCACATCATATGCAGCACTTGTTATCGCCTCGGTAAGAACGTCAGACTGTATGCCCGTGTAAGATGCAATGATATTGACAGCCGTCCTGTTAAGCTCGCCTGCCTCAGCAAGCTTCTGCATACGCCACTTTGACGTTGCCGAAACAAAACCGTCCTTTGCTATCTGAGCGGCAACAGCCACCATCAGATCGTGCTCCATAGCCGTGTAAACATCAACTACCGGTCGGGAATATTCAAGCAGCTCCGCCTCCGTCATCAGTACCACCCCTTAAAGCAAGCATATCGGTCATATCGGCTGAAATATCCTGCTCCTTGTTTATGCGGGCGAGCTTTTTCTGTGCCTCGCTTTCATCGCATTTGAATATCTCCATAATGGCATCTGCCTTGCTCTGTAAGTGTGCCGCAACAAGCTTGATATTGTTGTCGATGAGAGTGTTCTCGTCGATTATGACGTTATCCTTGAAGCCCACAGCAAGGCTGTATTCCTTGTTCGGAAGCTTCCCCACAGAAACGCCCAGCGCAATTATGGCACGGCATAAGCCCTCAAAAAATTCAACAAGCAGATTTTTGTTTGCCCTCATAGTCTGCATAGTTTCATTTTGTTCGGACACGACCTCCGTCGCCGTTTTTACACCGCTTGACACATCAAAGCTAAGCGCACCGACGGATAAGCCGACCTGAGCGCAAAGTATGTTGAGAAGTGCATTTATCAGCTTGACGTGCTCATCAATACGCAGGGTTACCGTGTTATCGGTGATCTTCAGGTCACGCTCCTCATCACATTTGAGAGCCTGAAAAACCTCGTCGTCCGTGTCAAAATAACGTTCTATCTTTCCCGAAGCCGTGTCAACAACGGTCTGTATGCAGGAGGACGGAACGATTATGCGTTTTTTGCCTAAAACGACCTCTCTTGCAAGGCTGTCAAAAGCCGTGTCAATGGCTCTGAGCGTGTCAGCGGCATTTGCAAAAACCGATATGCCGAGAGGAATGTAACTGTCCTTGTTGTTGGCGCAGGCAGGCTTGAAATACTGAAAAACAGGTACGTCCGTGTCATAAACAGCATAGTCGGGAGCGTCGGGATAAAGCTCCGAAAATGCACAGCGTGTCCCGATGCTGTTTTTATCGGAGGAGCGGTAAAGCCTGCTGTCAACTCTTATCCTGCCGCCATCGGGCTTGTGACGTTCGAGCAGGGTGTAATAAATACCGTTCCGATAGGTCTGCGAGCGGAATATCCCTGCCGTGATACGCTTGTTGTCCCACGCAATGGGAATGAAGTCCGCAGCTTCAATGTAGTTTATCTTTACCTTGTCGTTGTCAAGATATTCACGCATCACACAGCCGCCGTGAGCATAAGCCTTGGATAAAAGGTCGGGAATGTTCTTCAGGAAGCCCTCATCGTCAAGCACGGTGTCAATATAGCTTTTGAACGGCTCGTCGCAGGCTATTTCTGCCTGTTCAGCAAAGCAAAGAGCGGAAAATTTGTCACAAAGCACCTTGGCAATGTTCAGCGTGTTGCTTTTGCGTTTTGCCTTTTTGTAAAGTCCCGAGCTTTTTACCGTCAGCCATTCCGGTTCGCCCTTGTAAATGTCGCTCCAGCTGCTTATCCTGTTGTAGAAAACAGAAAGATCGGGAATATTGTCCTCGGGAAAAGCTTTGATAATATCGTCAAATACCATTGTTTCACCTCTTCATTATTTCGTTCATATACGGCTCTGTGGAATACTCCTGCGCATCGAGATTGTCTATGTTGGTGGTTCCGTCATCAAGTCGGACATCCCTGTCGATGTATTTGCTGTCCCACATAGCCTCAGAAAACGCATCTATCGTAGCCTTGCAGCTTTTGTGTATCTTGTACCGCCCTGCGCCCTGCATAATGCAGTAGAAGCGGATACGGTCGTTTATCTCTTTTTTCTTTGCATTATGGATATTCACCGCCCAGCCGTTCCGTGCCGCCTCGACTTTCAATCCGCCGATAAGCGTCTGCTCTGCACTGTCGCAGTAAACATCTGCAAGAGTGACATCTCCAAGCTTAAAACGGCATTCAGCAAGAAAGCAGCCGAACTCTCTGTACAGCTTTTCGGGGGTTATAGCCTCTTTTATGTGCCTGTCGTGTACGGTTATCATCTCTTTAAAGCCCCTTGTAAAAGCCGTGCAGTTGAAAGCGTGAGCCGATGAACCGCCGCCAAAGTCAACGCCTATCGTCGCAAAGATGATGTCATCAGGCAGGCTGTCAATTATAAGATCCTGCGGAGCATCGGCAAAGGTGCGGTAGATAAGTCCCTCAGCATTTACCCATAAACCCTTGATGTATCGGTCATAGTAGACTGTCCCTGCATATTCACGCTTGAGGTTTTCCACAAACTCAGCGGACAGAAAAGGGTTGTCATCAATGGTGTATTTCTGGCGGTAAATGTCCGCATCGCTGTCAAGAAAATTTTTGAACCAATGATGCCGCCCCTCAGGATTGCACGTACCGTCAAAACGGCTGTAAGGCTTGTCCAGACGTGATTTCAGCATATCAAACACCTCAGGGTGCCACGTTACCACCTCATCACCGTAGCAATATTTTATGGACGAACCACGAAGCCTGTCGACCTGATTGACTTTGTCCGCACCAAGGCAGTACACGGTTTCGCCGAAAAGCATAGCCGTGTTGTCCGACTTTATGCTGCTTACAAAAGAACCGCCCCAGATGTTCTGAAGCGGTTCAATGATATTTCGCTGTAAAGTGCCTTTTGTGTTGCCGAGAATGACTGCAAGACCGTCACACCCAGCAACAGCTCTGATGCGTTTCGGGATAAGGTAGTAGTCCATATATGTCTTGCCGGAACGTGTCGCCCCCTCTTTCACATTCCAGCGGTGTACAGCCGAGCGGAAATATTCCCGCTGCATAGAAGAAAACGGCATTAATCATCACCGCCTGTCATTTTGCTAAGTACATCATCAAGCTTTGAGAGAGCGTCGGAGCTGTCCTCAGAAGGCTTTTCACGCCACCCCTTAAAATTATTGGCGAGAGAGAATTTCGCCCCGTTCACACCGTCACGGTCGTATAAACGGCGTTCAGCGTATTCCTCACAGCGAGATTTCGCAACGGTGATGATGTCGTTGAATTTGTCTGAACGAGCCTGATAATTAAGAAGGGACTGCCTTGTCTTGAACCCAAGAGCAAGAGCCAGTCCCGTAACGGTAGGAGGGTGAGCACCGACTATCACGGGCTCACCGTTCTTGTTGTATAAAGTTTCGCCGCTGCTGTCGGTCAGAACGTGACCTTCGCAGTCCCTGAAATATTCTTCGATACCTGCCGACATCTCTGCGGCTGTCTTGTATCGGAGCGGATTTGTTTTGCCCGTGATCTTCACCTCCTTTGGGGCATAAAAAAACCGCTCGTTAAGAGCGGTTTTCTGTATGTTCTTTTAATTCAAAATCAATAAGACGATAAGAAGTATAAATCCTAAAAATACAAAAAGTATTAAAGATAACACTTTTTAATTCAAAAACTATTCTGATATTTATTGATATGTAAATGCTTAGTAATATTATTGCGAATATCTCATCAAGAATACAATTGAATAACCTAAAACTAGTTTCCATTGTTGATGTTAAAAACATAGCTATTAAAGATATTAAAACTCCAATAAAGTATATAACAATAGATGTTTCAAAATATTCGATGCATTTTACTAAAAAAGGTTTTGAATTTTCAGTTGTTTCTATTTGAGCTAATTTTTTTAAGCAGCTATCAGTAAAAAAAGCAGAAAGAATTGAATATACGGTAAGAACACATGCAAATATGGCTAATTGAACAGATAGTAACTGCTTTATAATATCATTTGCAATCTCGATTGTGTTTGGTGATATACCAATAAAAAATGATATAATTAATGAAAAAATTAATAAAATAATTGATATGGTTATTGAGCCGAGGCTGTTAGGGATTAATTCTTTTATTGAAAGTTTAATAAGCTTTTTGAAAGATAATTCTTCGGTTAAGTAAGTTGTAGCATCAGAATAAGTGCTCATATCACAACTCCTTTTTATATTTTTTGATACTTTTTTATAATCTCTAAGCATTCTTCATACTTTTTTAAATTTGCTTCACTAGTTGTATTAAAAACTGGCGTCTTTATAGCAAAATTCATAAGATATTTATCATGTTCTTCTTCTACGCTACCGGGTAGAAAAATTGGTTTGCAAGATGTAAATTTATCAGATTTTATTGTTTCTCTTTCTCCAGATTTCTTTTTAACATACAATACAGGTTCAACTAAGCCACTGCTTTTTTCTATAAGCTTTTCAACATTTTTTAGTGATGATGGTGAATTTACTTGTAATTTTGCACATTGACTGTCAACGTTAGCCATCATTTTACGTATATCAGAAAATATAGGCGATGGATCAATATCATTATTCAAAGGATAAAGTTTTATCTCTATTCTTTGAATACGCTGTATGGTTGAAAAAACTTCTTCAATATTTTCTTTTTGTGGTAAGTCAACAATATTTATACAAGGCATTGGAAGTTGATTTTCGTTGCTTAATGATTTATTTGTTTTAGTTATATAATTTTGTGCAATTTCTTTGAAAGTTGATTGAAAGCTTCGTATATCAGGACTTAACGATTCGTTTTTTACAAGAAACATCCTATGATTCTTTAAAGCAATTATAAATCTTGAATATGGTGCAGTTGGCACATCTGAATCTTTTGACATTAAATGTCCATTTTCAAGTTGGGATTTTATTTGATAAGATGTATTTTTTACAAGTGAACCCGCAAGTACATATTCACCATTAATGTCTTTTACTTGCACATCGCAAAATGAATATTCAGTTTTTTTCCCTTGATTTTTATCGTGTATTTGTCTAACATAGTTTGATTTAAAAATAGGCATGATTATTTCATCAAAATAAGTAAGCATCGGAAGTGAGTCTGATTCATTTGCTATTGAGTATGTTATGTTGAAATTTGCAAATTGAACGTTTTTTTTATCTTTGTCTAACATAAGATGTTCCCCCTAAAAATAAACATATCATCATAATACGCCAACAAATGACAAAATACAATACATACACCAAAAAATTGTGAAATTATCCATATTCGACATTTTTCTTAGTGCATTATGACAATAACTGTAAAGCAAAGCCCGCCGAGCGCTTAGGGGAACGCTTGCGGCGGTTGATTTTATTTCTTTGCTATCATAATAATATCATACAGAAACAGTAACATTCAAGCACATACTCTGTAAAGCATAACCATGCAGCCGCAGCACATGCTGACGTGAATAGTTCATACTGCCGGCGATCTCCTCCCATTTCTGCCCCATAAGATAACGCCGTGAAAGCACTTCACGCTGAGCAGGTTCGGCAAGAGAAGAAATAAGCTTCTCTGCCTGTTTCCGTGCAGCATTGTATTCATCAAGAAGCCTGTCCACTTCAGCATCGTATTCAGCCGCCTGACAGTAAGCTCTTTCCACAGCATTGCCGTCACGTTCGTGAATACTGCCGTCGCTCTCATAGCGAACTGTCCTGCAAGATATAAGCAGCTGCGAATAAGCCAAGGCTTTTTCTTTTGCAAAGCGGTATGCACGTTCGGCGGCTCTCACTTGGTTCAGCTCTGCTTTGACTTCCGTTGTTGTCATTCTCTCCCTCCTATAAGCCGTGTCTAAAATTGTTGGTTATCATCATTCAGTATTATCTTCATAAAACGGGTCATATTCCTTCGGGTCAGCTTTATTTGCCCATTCAACCCATTTCAAAGCTTTTTCTCGTAGTTCATCGTCAAGAAGGAACGGCTCGCAAACTAAAATCAGACCACGTTCTTTCATAATTTTTGTGTTACTTGCGATTTCCTCATAATCGACGGGGGGAGAAAGCATTTTGGAGCGGATTTTATCGCCTTTGCTGTTAATCGTTCTCGTAGCCGACGCTTCTCTGAATTTAAAACGTTCTGTGAGATGCGGGTTGAGTTTCAAGTCGTATCTTTGGATATATCCTATCTTCATTCTGCACCTCCGTCCATGCATGCACCGCAGTTCGGGCAAAAGTTACTGCGGATAACGTTTGTATTGTAACACTCCGAACAACGATAATACTTTCTTTTTTTCCCAATGCCACACAATGTTTCGATTATTGTCCAACGCCCGTGACGAACAGGCGCAGCGTCGGCGGCAGGCAACCTTACATCAGATATTGAAAATACAATACCTCTGCAATATTTTTCGCCGTCCTCGTAAACGTCAAAACATTCGTGCGGTATGTCCGTGTCGTATGTCCAAGAATACCCGTCCTTACACCAGTTGATTTTTACCTTTGCGCCTGCAATAGTCGCTTCGCCGCCGTCAAAACAGTCGATTTCATCATCTTCCGCACCTCTTATCTCGCATAAATCGTCGGAAGCACCGAAAACAACTACAAGACCGTTTTCCTCGGCAACAGCCGCCGCCATTAAAGATAACTCTTTTCTGTATTGGCAATTCTGCATATACAGTTTCACAAATTCATTAGGTGTCATTCTTCATCATCTCCGATCTCAGTATTCAAAGCTTCCTTTGCTTCCTGTATCGTCTTGTAGCAGTCCTCGGCAGGGAAAACGTAAATATCCGCCTCTTCCTGCTCTGCCGTCTGTGCACTGAAATATTCAAGCACTTCGTCTATATCGTCAAGTGTTCTGTCGCCGCAAAAAATATAAGGTGAACAAAGAACATATCCGTGTATCTCAGTTATGAAAAAATATTCCGACGCATCACACGCTTCTCCAAACCCATCACGTTCCACTACGGCTACTTCGTCGCCAGCGTTTAAATTTTCAATCATTTTTTATTCCTCCATATTCATTCTATAAAAACATTCGTCGTTAAACTTTCTTGCCTTTGATCTCATGGTTGCAAAAGTTGCAAAACTTATGTGAGAAAAATATAATTCACTATAAGGAAGCTCACATAAAAAATGCAACCTTTGCAACCCTAAAATAATACTTGGATCATGAGGTAGCAAAAGTAGCAAAAATTATGTGAGAGATTTATAATTCACTATATAGAAACTCACATTGAAAATGCTACCTTTGCTACCACAGAAAAATTACAGTGGTATATTATCGGTCCAGCCGCTTTCCGAATAGTCCTCGTCTTGGTATTGATAACCCTCTGCTATCCTGTATCCTGCGATAACATTGTGATATACGGTGCCATTGATCTTCTTATGATCGCACAGCAGGCTTTTGCTTCGTAGTCCTGCCATAAAATTAGACTTGTTTTCGGCACGGAAGTTATTGTCGCTGCACCACCTGAGATATATCTCATAGGCCTCTTTAGCTGTGACATTTCTGTTTGGGGCTGCTTCAAGACATTCGCTGATGAACATTCCTTGTCTGTCGCTCTGCCGCCTGTATTCGTCAGTAGCTGCCAGTACTGATGGTGGTCGTGTAAGCCCGTTCTGCATATAATCACGCAGACCTTTGAGGCAGATATTGAATATTCCGGAAATGTTTTCACGGGTTTTTAATCGGTCTTTGAGTCTCTTGTCCTGCTCCTGCGGTCTGAAGTGTCTGTCAAAGGTTATGACATTTATTCTGTCTGAGGAAAATACCGTATCGTCAGTAACATGAGGAAGATAATTAGTGTTGATAAACAGCTTGAAATTTGGTATGAACTGAAATTCACGCTCATGAAGATGTCGTGCTGTTATAGTGTCACGTCCCGTAAGCGTTTTAATTAATCCTGTATCGAATACCATGGTTTTATCAGGCTCAGAGACGTTCAGAAAACGTGCACCACGCAGACGTGCAATATCTCCCGAGGCCTGTCTGCTATCTTTGTTTTGCTTTCTGGCAAGCGTTTCAGGGTTTGCAGTCATGGCATAGCCGTTTTCTCCTCCAAGCATATGAGCTATCGTTTCCATAAGCGTTCCCTTGCCGTTCCTTGTGGTGGAGCCATATAGGATAAACATACATTCCTGTGATGTATCACCGCTGAGAGCATAGCCCAGAGCGGACAGCAGATAACGGCTTTTCTCCTTATCACCACACATTATGTCATTTATGAATTTCTCAAAATCCTGAGAATCAGCTTTTTCGTCATATACCACATTGGACATCTTTGACAGCAGATCATTTGGATCATGCTTGCGAAAACAGCCGTGCCGCAGGTCATATGTGCCGTTTTTGCAGTTAAAAAGCCATGGGTCACGGTCCAGCTGATCCGACTTTATGAAGTTACGGTCACGGGCATCTTTTATCATATTTTCACGGACGTTCAGCCTTCCCATTTTGCAAACATGGGACATATATTCTCCCGGTATCGGAGCTGCATATATTTTCAGGTTATCATATAGCTCCTTTGCATATCTGCTGACCTGCATAGCCCCCGTGTCTGCCTGCCAGAAGCCGTCACGGAATACATACCATTCCTTTGCGGTAACATTATAACGGGCATTTTTGCCGAATATGTCTGCAAACAGTTCTCCATTTCCACGGTCATTCTGAGCATAACGCAGCTCCGGCTTCAGTTTTTTTAACATATCAAGCATATTTTCCGACGGCTTTTCAGTAAGCACAATAGGCTCGGCAGCGGTCGCTTGAATAATATTTCTGCTGAATTTGTCCGTCCGTTTTACTGCAGCTGTGAGCAGCTCCCTTGTCTTTTCGTCGCCCAGCTCTGCGGTTATATCGGAAATATCGCCCTTAGGCTTTACTTTTGGATATATTTCCGCTGATGGAATAAGTTTTACCGCATTGGCGGTTCGGCTTACCTCTTCCGCCGCAGACAAAGCGTATTTCATGCCGGGCGCATCGTTGTCAGCAATTATAAGTACATTTTTGCAGCGGAAAAATTCGTTAAATTCACTTCGCCACTTTGAACCTGCACCGTTGGGGGATGTGGTAGCTGTGTAACCCAGACGTTCCATCGTTTCAACGTCCTTTTCACCCTCAGTTATTATGACGATACCTTTTGAGCTGATAAGCCTGTCAAGATGATACAGCGGCATTTTCATTCCGCCAAGACCTTTCAGATAGCGACCTTTTTCAAGGCGATACCATACGCAGGATTTCTTTCCGCCTCCCGCATCATATATCTGCTTTTTTGCAAGAACGGTACCATCTGCCGATGTGTAGCAATGCTCACGGATAAGCTTCCACGGGTCGGGCTTTACGGGATTTTCAAAGCAGTCGGCGGCAGTAAGCCCCGCTGCCGATATTATGCTGCGGAAGTCACAGCCTTTTTTGCAGTCAAGCAATATTTTTCCGTCAGGAGCCGCAGCAATGTACAGATGCTGTTTTTGGTCGTCGCAAGCAGGGCAGTTGACACGATACTGACTTCCGCCTTCTTTTTTAACATTTTCAAAGTGTGAGAGGATCTCATTTATCTCCGTTTTCATCACCTCCGTAGTTAAGGTCGGGGATCATACTGTTCTCCCGCGTTTCTTCTCCAATAATATGCGATACCGCATTGCATTTCGGACAATACTCAGAGTTTTTCCTACATTCTGCAAGAGCAGACGAAAGCAGGATATTTTCGCGCGTACCTTTCATGCTTGCATTGAAGTAAACGCTGTACAGCTTAAGGTCATTGATAAAATCTTTTTTCAGCCTTCGCAGCTCATCAGTACTGACGGTTCCTGATTTGTATAATGCATATATCACACGCATGAAACGGAAATATACTCTGTGTGGAGCATAGTCTGCTCTGCGGATTACAGGCGGAAATACATCAGGGCAGTTGTATGCGGCTTTATCAAGATAATCAAGCATATTTTTTGAAATATCAGCCATTGTTTTTACCTGTTCCTATGAGCCGCAGAGCATCATCAGGGCTTCTGCATACCCCTGCAATAGCTCCACAGGCGTTCATGTTTTTTATGAATTCTTCCTGCTCCGGGCGAATACGTCCCTTCGGAGTTTTCACTTCTATGAAGATCATTTTCCCATCTGAGCGTCTAAATCCAAAAAGATCGGAAAAGCCTTTTGGAAGACCCGTGCTGAAATATCTGCCGTCCTGCGTATAAGCTGACCCCACATTTGCGCGGAAGATAACGGCATAAGGCGATAGTGCAGAGCGTATTTGGTTCTGTATATTGTGTTCGGGTGTCATATATTTCCAGAAATTTCCTCGATTGCTGCAGCACAATTGTTCAGCGCATCGGAAATGAGTTCAAGGTGATAATTTTTGTGATGCGATACGTCAAGCTTCATATTTTCAATCGCTGTCTGAACGATAAGGAGCGCAAATTCACTGCTCACACCAAATTTTTCAGAAATTTTTTCAACAGCATTTCCAATCTCTTCGGAATATCCTATGGTCTGGTCACTGAGGTTTTCTATTGATCTGCTTGCTTTTTCCATAAGTTTTATCCTCCTATAATTTTAATTCCTTTGCCGCATAATACACCCAGCCCCGCTTATAGCCTTTCATCTTTCCGTAGACAGCAAGTTCTTCACGGCTTCTGCACTCTGCGGGGCGGCTGTAATGCTTTACTGTTTCGGTTATTCTTTCAAGACGTGCTTCCTTTGTTTCAATGACACGTTCGCTTACGGGGTATTCATAGCCGCATACGGGGCATACGGCAGCGGTTGGGTGGGCAGAAAAGCATTTCGGACACTGCCGAATTTTCAGCTCTGCATCGGTCTTTTCAGTTTTCCGCTTTGTGGGTGTCGGTGTCAGTGACCATTCAAAATCCTGATCGGGCAAACCGAAGCGGTGAACATTTCCAACGTGATCTATTATCACCGCACGCTTACCGGGGCGGTATCTCATGCACCTCATTGACTGCTGGATAAACAGCGTCAATGATTTGGTTGGTCGTAAAAGTATTGCACAGCCGCAGTCAGGAACATCAAATCCCTCTGAAATAAGGTCAACGTTGCACAGCACGGTGATGCTGCCGTTCCTGAAAGCGGAGATTATCTCTGCACGCTGTGCCTTTGGAGTGTCACCGTCAATATGAGCCGCAGGAATGCCGTTTGCCGTAAATTCCATAGCCATGCTCTTTGAAGAAGTGATAGTTGCACAGTAGCATACAGCTTTCGCCCCGTTTGCAAGCTGTTTGTAATAGGAAATGACATTGCCGTATATTTTGGGTTTGTTAAGCGCAGCTTCTATGTCCTTTGGGTCAAAATCTCCATTCCGCTTTGTTTTTAGTCCCGACAGATCGGCAACTGGCGGAGCATAGTAATCAAATGGAGCAAGACAATTTCGGGCGATAAGTTCCTTTACCGTTGGACCGATGATAAGGCAGTCATTGACCTCTCCCAGTCCTCCGCCGTTGAGCCTTACGGGAGTAGCGGTAACGCCGACACACCATGCATCGGGAAAGGCATCATATATTTTACGATAAGAAGGTGCAAGGCAATGATGATTTTCGTCGGTAATGATTAGAGATGGCGGTAGCATACGTTCTATGCGTCGGCATACGGTCTGCACCATGCCTATATCGCACAGGGTCATATCTACGCCGTAATCATAAAAGGTGTGCCATATCTGATCGCACAGCTCCTGTCTGTGAACAAGAAACTGCACTCTGTTTCCTTTTGAGGCGGTACGCTTTGCTATTTCCGCAACTGTGACCGACTTACCCGCACCGCATGGCATAACAACGCATGGACGGCGGAAGCCTGCCGCCCATGCACTTCTTACGTCAGATATGGCCTTTTCCTGATAGTCACGCAGCTCCATTGCTTAGAACGGCAGGTCGCTGTCGCTGACGATCTCTTCAAAATCCGAGAGGTCAAAGCTTGATGCGGCAGATGGAGGTGCCGCTTGACTCTGTGGGATATTGTCAAGCAGCTTGTCCTCGGGAACTTCAACACCGGCGCGTATCTCGTCAATGCTTCTGAACCATGCGCATTTTGTGTTAAAGTGAGCCTTTCCGTCCATGCCGATAAACTGTTCTCTGCGGAATACGCCTCCGATAAGCTTGCCCTTGAAGCACTCGGCAAATTTGTCGCCCCATGTTGTTCTGAATCCGCTGTTGGATTTTTCAGCACAGGTGATAAAGGTCTTGAAGCCTCTGTTGGTGGTGTTTCCGCCGTTGCTGTCATATACCAGCTGATTTACAACGCAGCCCCACTTTTTATCATTACGGGTATCGTTTTTGAACATATCCGCATAAAAGCCCTTGCGGGGTCCCTCTGCGATGTCAAGACCTATTTTGAGCATTGGTGCGCCACGCTGAGAGGTCGTTTCCTGCACCTGCACTATCTTGCATATGTATCCGCCGGGTTCAAGGGGAGAAAATGTGGAAAATTCCTTTACATCATCAAAATCATTGGGCTTGTTCATTTAAAATGTCCTCCTTAAAGTTCATAGTATTTTCTGATTTCGCTGTCAACGAATTTCAGATCATTTTCAATAGTGAGCGGAAACATTTCCATAGGTGATTTCGCAGTTGAAAAGCCGTCACTCTGGGTAATAAAATTATGCACCGTTCCGTCAGTCTGACAAAGCAGAACAATAGAAAAAAGTCCTTCTACGGTAAGCTTTTCATCAAGCATTTTCCCAATAGTCTTTGCTTTCAGCTTACCGTCCACGGTCTCAACATGGTGAAGAAAATATACGATAACATCGGGCGGCGTGCTTTTGATAATAAACTGTATCAGATTGTAAAAATTCAGTGCCATATCAGTAAATTTGTTATAGCCAGTTTCTTTTGCCTTTGCAAACATCTCAAAGCATAAAAGGTACTGGCTGTCATCAATGACATAGGTTTTCAGTGATGGTTTTTTCAGCGCATTAAGAATTGTTCCATAGCCTGCACCGTCAACTTTTTTCAGCTTTTTTCGGAAAGGAAGAGGCTTGGATGCAACGTTAAAGATTCCAACTTCATTCGGGTCAAAATTGCGCATGGAGGTCGATTTTCCACTACCGCTCTCTCCAAGTATAAGAACAGGAATTCCCATAATATTTCCCTCCTGTTTTATTTGATAATGACCGACTGCGAGCGTGTGAGCCTTGCAAAAGGAATATCCCTGTCCGCTTTCAGATCCTGCTTGACGAATGACCTTCTTATTTCGGGAGTGGAGTATTTCAGCAGGTCATTACGTTCGTTTTTCTGTGCCCATTCGATAAATTTTGCTTCATCGGTTATCTCCACCGATTCAGCATTTCGCCTTATGGATATGGCAGCACGGGGCATATCTATCTTTTTGAGTTTGGCAGCGTCCATACAGTCCATAAGGTATTTTTTCAGGTTCTCGGCAGTTTTTTCTTTTGACTGCCTGCGGGAACGCAAGCGAGCTTCTTCAGCCTTGATGATGTCCGCCTCGGCAGAAATACCCTTTATGTATATGGCTAAAGCCTCAGCCTTGTTCTGAATGTCACATTCCATACCGTCCAGAGTGTCGAACCACGCCTGCTTCATTTCTTCACGGAGAGCGGCGGGGTCAATAGAGTTGCCGTCATCGTCAATATAACCGCCGTTTCCGTCCGAAGCAAATTCCATTTCGCAGATAGCTTCATACTGCTCAAAAAGGTCCTCAAATTCCCTTGTCATTTCATATAGTGTAGCCATTTTTATTACTCCATTTCTTCTATGTACCATTCAATAAGCTCTTTCAGAGTGCCGAACTTGCCTGATGCACGGTCTTTCACTATCTGCGGCAGATTGTTTATGCTTATAAAGGCTTTGCAGTCTTTAAGCGCAGAAATGACTTTACCGTGGAGTGTTTCATAAATTTCGGAAAGCTGATCTGCGGAAAGAGAATTGCTGCCGTCACCGAAGTCGAGCTCTGTATTATGGTCACGAAGCTCGGCAAGTTCATCTTCAAGCTCCCATATCCTGTCGTCTTTGGCATTGAGCGTGTCAGCAAATCCACGGCGCTCTTCAGCAAGAGTGTGTTCCATTTCGGAATTCATCTTGTTGGTAACTTCAGCAACACGGCGGTTAAGCTCATCAACATCGACCGCCACATCAACAGGTCTGTTTTCCAGTTCCTTGATACGCTGTTCAAGCTCGCATATCTCGGTTTCGTAATGGCACTCACGATCTGCCATAGCATCATATTCACGATCAGCTTCATCGGCTTCACGGTTAAGCTTTTCAATTTTTGCCTGCGCTTCTGAAAGTTCCCGTTCCGCATTATCCGCACGGTTCATAGCACTTACCCGATCTGCTCGGAGCTGTTGATTTTCCTTGCTTGTTTCTGCGCTTGTCTTGCTCCAGAAAGCAGCTTTCTTTTCAGCTTCATCGGCACGTTCTTTCGCTTTCTGAGCATCGTCCTTGCTCATTTCAAGGTTTTCCTTAGCTTCATCAAGCTGTTTTTTCAGTTCGATGTATTCCTTGTGGGTCGTGATGTCGCCGTTCATTACCTGCTCAACGAGTTTGGGAGGGGCGGAAGGTTTTGCAACTTCATACTGCAAGGATTTTGAGAGGCTGTCAAAAAGCTGTGCCTGTTCGGTCGTCCGAATTTCGGACGAGCGGAACTGATGAATTCTTATCATTTCGTAAACAGTTGACTTTTTGAACCCCATTGCTGTGATCCATTTCTCAAACATTCCGTTATACTGATTATCGCCCGCAAGCTTCTCCTGCGCCTCGACAAAAATCCTTCCGCAGTTTGCCGTGAAGTTCATATATTCATTGCGGAGCTTCTCTTCCATATGCTTGAGATAATCGCCAAGCTCAGCAGTAAGTACAGCATAGTTGAAGCTTTCGGAAACTTCCGCCGCACGCTCGGGCTGAACGGTGGGGAGTTCGGCAGGCTTGGACGCTGCCAGAAACTTTTCAAAGTTTCTGTTTCCCACAACTGATCTGAGCTTGTCCTTATCGGGGTAATTAAGATAATCCTCAACGGTGTTTATACCTGCACGCTTAAAAGCGTTGAATGTTCTTACGTCAAGGTCAAGCTCATCAATGCCAAGAGAGGTTTTTTTATTTCCCATAACGCAGTAATCATCAGGCGTATCAGGATAATTACAGCAACCGTGCCTATCATATCCACAGTCATCGCAAGGAAAAGTTTCTTTGTCATCATTTTTCTTGAAAAAATCAGAGGGGTATTTTCTGATGAACGTTGCCACCTGTGACCATGAAAGATTGAGCTTTGAATCGCCCTCATTGTTAATCACATGGTCAAAAATAACGAGAAAACAGCTTGACATAGCATCAAACTTGTTTCCGCCGTGCGACTTCTTGCCGTGATTATTTCTGAGGTACTCACGGAGAGGTACGGGCGAACCTTCGGCGGCGAGCTCGGCAATTTTATCGATTTCACCGTGAAGCATATCCCGGAGCGCAGACACAATATCGTCATGATACTGTGTCATGCCTGCATCATATTTCATACTCATACTCATACCGCACCTCACAAAACCGCAAAACATTCGCCGACAATTTTTGATATACGGCTGTACAGATGATGTTCGTCAATGTTATTTTCAATAATCCTGCGCTGTGCAGCCTTTAACCCTCTGCCTTTGAGCCACTGCACCTTGTTGAGTTCCGAATTGAATTCCTCGGCTCTCTGCAAAGCCTCCGTCACCGAACCGCAGGGGATAAAGTAAATATCGCCTGCATCGTTGACGTTCCAACGTCCGCTGATTTCTATATATGCTCTGTCACGGAACGAACCGTAATGATACGGACGTTCATCATCGTCATTGCGCTTGTAGTCCTCAAGCTTCTCAATGAGCGAGAGAGCCTTTTCACGGTAGTTTTCTTCCTCCGTCGAAACAACGAAGCAGTGGTGCGAATAGTAATACTGTGATACGATAAGTACGTATTTTATATCATTCATACTTGACAAATCCTTTCATATGCCCTATAATAAGGGCGAGTATTTTTATGCTTTTGGGCTTGTACCTGTTGCCGCAGGTGCAGGCTCATTTTTATGTATCATCATCTTCATCTCCGAAGCAGAGCATGATGTTTTCAGCAAGCTGCATCACAAGACAGCTTATAAGCAGTCCCAAGAACAGACTCATAACAAATTCACGCATTTTTATCACCTCACATTGTATATGCAATGAGGTCATCTTTGCGAATACGCCAGCAGGTGTCAGCGACTTTGAAGGCTTTAAGATGTCCTCTCTGGCATTCCTTTCTGACCGTTTCGGGAGTGACACCAAGCACCCATGCCGCATATGGCACATCGACTACAACGGGAACTTCGTCCCAGTTATAAAGGAAGTCTTTTTTCTTTTTCATGTTATCACCTTATATCCTTTCTTTACTCCGCAATAAACGTATAAAACTATCTGACATTCGCAGTCAGTATCTTCCGAGTGCTGCTTTGCGGCAGCTTCCGCTTCTTTTTTGGTGTCATAATCACCGATAAGACCGTAGTCTTCGTAATAGTCCCACAGACGATAGGTTTTCATGGTGTTACCTCACTTTCTTATTCTCAAATTGTGCAATAAATACAAACGTATTTTGTGTATTTGTAATATTTTACAATGCTTATTAATATAATTGATTTTAATTTCTATATATGGTATAATTTTATAAAATACATAGAAAAAAAGGGGGGTAAAGTTATGAAGAAGGTTTATGCTTGTCTTTTAGGAAATTGGGTTTGCTTAAATGACGATCCTGAATGTGTTTTCCCTGACTTTGGAACTACACCGTCAGAATGGTGGGAAGAAAGCGCAAAGATATATGCTCCGGTAGAACGTACTAAAGAAATGAAGGATAGCATGTATTACCAGGAGTATGTAAACATCTTTTACAAAGGGAAAAACTATAGAATACACCCTATGTTCATTCAGATAGTACACGAGTAACCAGTTCATCATCGGAAGAGAGTTTGATTTTATCGTCAAGCTCTCTTTTTTTACATGAGAAAACCTTATTCATAACATATGAAAGCTTCTGCCACTCGGGGTAAGTAATTCCATTAAGTTTTTTTACAAATTCAGAGATTTTGCTGTCCATCTCATTCACTCCTTTCGTGTTCAAACTCTTTGTCGAACATTTCTTTTGCAGCGGCTATCAGCTCACAGCGCTTTTGGGATTTGTTGACTTTGTGATTTAAGATAGCAATGTCATCGCACTTGCTAAACAGCTCTTCAATGCATAAATTAGGGAAGAACATCTGCTTAATTGTCAAAGCTTCATCAAGCGTGAATGAACACCTGCCTGTAAGCTTTGAACTTAATGCTCTTGCTGTTATGCCAAGAGCCGATGCAATATCTTTTTTCTTGACACCATATTCTGTGATTTTTGCTTCAAGCATTGGGTATATTGGCAGAAGATTTTTTCTTGCCGGCATTTTACTCACCTCACTTTCTTAATTTTTGTTGTCGCAGTGCGGTTTAAGATAGCAATATCATCTATCTCACCTCTCAATCTCAAGCGCCTTTGCGATGCAGTCTGCCATGCGTTCACTTTCTCGTGCGCCGCACATGAAAGCTTCTATCGTGCCGACAGTATAACCAGTAGCCTTTGAAAGGTCAGCATATTTCCAACCTCTTATTGACAACTGATTTTTTACTTCGGCAATAAACAACTTGTATATATTGCTCACCCCCATTTTGTAATAATTGTTGATTTTTGTTCGGAAACCTTGACAAAAGCAAATAAAAAATGTACTATATAAGTGCTGAAACAAATATAGTGTGTACTTTGTAAGCCATTATCAATTAGCTGTTGATTATGGTTCGGTTTTGTATTGCCTTTTGTGTTATGGTTTCCTTACAAAAACATAATAGCACACATAATCGGTACTGTCAATACATAAATACCGAAAATATACACTTTTGTATCATTTAACAAAATGGAAGTGAATAAAATGTGTATTTTAGATAATATTTGTGTACTGTTAAAAGAGCAACACAAAAAGCAAAAGGATTTAACAGACTATTTGGGAATTAGTAAGAATGCATTTACCAACTGGAAGAACGGAGATAACACATCTTATAAAAAATATCTTCCGCAGATTGCGGAATTTCTTGGAGTATCTGTTGATTACCTTGTAGGCAAAGAAGAGCAGAACGACAACGAAAAGCTTTCCTTCGCTCTTTTCGGAACAGCCGATGTTGACGAAGAAGTTCTCGACGATGTTCGTAAATACGCTCAGATCGCTCGTAAGATGAGAGAGGAAGAAAAGAATAATAAATGACATCATATACAGAACTCTGCGAAATAGCGGATAAAAACGATGTACTTATGATAAGCGGAAAACTGCATAACGCCCCGTCAATTGCGATTTGCGACGGCGGAGCTTGTACAGCTATATTCGACTACTCAAAAATCCACACCGAAGCGGAGCTTATGACCTGCACGGCTCATGAGGTCGGTCATTGCGCAACAGGGGCATTTTATACCGAAAATACCCTTGAACTTCGCAGCCGCATGGAATACCGTGCCAATAAATGGACAATAAAAAAGCTCATCCCGAGGGACGAGCTTGAAGAAACTATAAAAAGTGGAAATACCGAAGTGTGGCAGCTTGCAGAGTTTTTTTGCGTTACCGAAGATATGATGCGTTTCGCTATGTGGATTTATTTTGATAAAATAATTTGAAAAGACGTGAATATTATGGATAATGTGTTTAATTGGTATATAGATATAAATGGAAACAGATGTAAAAGATATGATACATATGAAGAATTATTAAATGATCTTAAACCAAATAGCAAGTTAATGAATTTTATTGGACATGGCGTATTTAGAGGGCAAGCACGAGATTGGAAATTAGTACCGACGTTATATAGAGAAGTACCAAAAAAGTATTTAGATATATCAAATACTAATGGAGATTATACATATGTAAAACAAGCTTATAATTATGCTGAATATATTGATTTGAGAATGTTTTATAAAAAGGCAAATGATATTGGTTTAGAAGTACCAATTTCAGAAATATTTAATTGGAATTATTTACAAGACGATATAGGTTCTGCTTTTAGTAAAATAGATGAAAAAATAAATAATAGCTTTTTTGAAGATTCAAATTTTAGAAATTTAGTGGCGCTGGCTCAACATTATGGAATAAAAACTAGATTGCTTGATTGGTCTAGAGATTTTTTTGTTTCACTGTATTTTGCAGCTCGAAAAGCAATAGATGAGATATTGTTGAATAGTAGTTGCCTTAATGAAGACATGGTTATTTGGGCATTCCCTAGTGATTTTTCATATTCGCCATGCGATAACAATTATGCGCCCCCAATTAAATTTATTGTACCTGATTACAATAAGAATCCCAATATTTATGCTCAACAAGGTGTGCTTATGTATTGGGATAATAATAGTTTGAAATGTAATGACAAGTATGAAGATCCATTAGATTTGAAAACGAATATGTATTATCGGGAAATTGAATTTACAGAAACAGACTTAGCTGTGAGATTTAGTAAAATCTATATTCCTATTACAGAATGTATAAAAATACTTGAACATATAGATAAATTGGGGTATAATACATATACATTATTTCCTGGGTATAGAGGAATTGTAAATAGCATTAATGAAATACCTGATATAAGGAAATGTGAGAATATAATAAAAAGTGTTACTGATAATAAAGTAACAAAAAATATGGATTTTGAGAAAATAAACATTCAGAATAAAAAAATTACATTGAAATGTAGCAATTATAAGGTTTCAGCAGGTGACGGTTTTATTTTGGACAATGTTGATGAATGGCACGAAATTGAAACAGAAGCTACACACATAGCACAACAGGCAGATTTTTGTATTGAAATCAGAGGAAACAGCATGGAGCCCAAGTTCTTAGATGGGGATGTTGTTTTAGTAAAGAAGGATGTAGAAATAAATATCGGCGATATTGGTATTTTTGAATTAAATGGAGAAGGATACATAAAAGAACTGGGTAAAGATTGCTGGGTATCGCTTAATCCTAAATATAAAAATATCTATGTTACCGAAAATGATAATTATAAATGCTTTGGTAAAGTGTTGGGAAAAGCTAAAGTTTTAATTAAGGTTTAAAGTTACATATAGAGTATCGATAACAAATAAAAATCCCGCCCGATGCACCAACACCGAGCGGGGAAATTTATAGGAGGTCAGATTATGATAAAAAACTCCAAACGCAAAGACGGTCGTGTTAAATCCGCCGTATATATCGGTGACGGCAAATACAAATATGTCTATGCTTCAAACAACAGAGAGCTTTCCCAAAAAGTACAGGAAATAAAAATACAGCTTGGCAAGGGCATAGATCTGACCGCCGAGCGTGATACATTTGGTGATTGGTCTGAGCATTGGCTGAAGCTTAAGAAAGCAGGAGTGTCAAATGGCAGATACAATACCTATACATATCGTGTCAGAAACCTTGCTCCGCTATTGAATGTACAGATAGGCAAAATAAGAGCAGCCGATGTGCAGGAGGTTATATTTGATCTCGCTGCCGAAGGCTATGCGGCAAAAACTCTGAAAGATGTAAAAAACACCGCAAGTCAGATTTTTAAAATGGCTATCAGCAATCGTGTTATCGACTTTAACCCGGCAGAATCAGTAAAAATACCTGCTGTGACCGCATCGGAGCAAACTGAACCACACCGTGCTCTTACCGAAGAGGAACAGCAATGGATACTTGCGCCTTCTGAAAACAGAGGGCATCATGCAGCAATGATAATGATGTATGCAGGGCTCAGAAGGGGAGAGCTTATCCCGTTATTGTGGTCGGATATTGACCTCAATAATGGCACTATCAATGTAAATAAATCTGTCGAGATGATAAACGGTCAAAGCATAGTCAAGCGAGGAGCTAAGACCGAAGCTGGCGAACGTGTTGTTTATATTCCGAAGGTGCTGGTAGAGTATCTTTCGCAGGTCGACCGCCAAGGCAATATGCTTGTATGTCCCTCTGCTAAAGGTACAATGCTTACTGACAGCGGATGGAAGCGTATGTGGAACAGCTATCTTGCAGAATTGAATTTCAAGTTTGGCAATTTCGATAACATTATTGAAAAGGACCCTGAAACAGGTGAGCTGAAGAAGTATCAAAAGCCAAACAGCAGATTTGCGCCGAAGAAGATACCTTTTGTTATACCCAGGATCACAGCACATTGGCTGCGTCATACGTTTATTACATTGATGTATATGGCAGGAGTGGATCTGCTTACAGCCAAGGAGCAGGCAGGTCATGCAGATGTTCAGACTACTATGGAAATATATACTCATCTTGATAAAATATATAAATCGAAGCAGATCTCCAAGCTTGATGAGTATCTGAGTAAAATAGGATAA